GCTGTCGAAGACGCTGCCGCCTATCTGGGCGTGTCGGTTCGCTGGCTTTACGAGCTGCGTCGCCAGCGGCGCGGGCCGACCAGTTGGCTAGGAGACGGACACCGGCTCGTGTATCCCCGGTCGGGACTGGACCTCTGGCGCTCCCGTCGTCGCGAACGCACGCTGGTCTCAGCCGAATGACCGCGCCACGCCCGCACCACCTTTCGGCACCAACCGTTGACACACTGCCCTGTGATGTGGCCGTGGAGGTCGCCGGTGGCTTGGTGGACGTGTATCTCGACACCAACCATCCTGTGTGGCAGCGGATACGGCTCGATACCACCACCGCCCTGAAGCTCTATAGGGCCTTGGGCGAACGAATCACGTCCCTACCCATCCGACTGACCGGATGGCCGGAAGTTGACCGCACAGACCGCGACTGGCCCGTGTCATGAACACGGAGGGATGCCGACCAGTGAGCACGTGGACACGCGCATCCCTGCTGAACGCGCTCCTGTCAGAGCCTCACCCGCTCAACATCCCCAAAGCCCTATACACCCTGTGGCGCGGCGGTCACGTGTGCCGCGACGTGCTCGCTGAGGTACTAGCCGAGGCGTGGGGCTTGTCTCTCTACCCGAACGACGCACTGCCCGAAGACAAGTGGCGCGAGATGTTCCACGCCACCGGGTTCATCTCAGACGGTGCCAAAGCAACCTTGTTCCAGCCGCGTATCCGGCTCTACCGCCAAGCGCCGTACCAGTACCGGTACAACTGGAGCTGGAGTTCAAGCGTTATCTTCGCCCATTACGCCACGTTCGGCGGCCGACAGCCACGCCGCGCATGGGACCCGCTGGGCGGCCTGAACCTGTGGCGCGTCGATGCGCCCGCTCACGCCCTGTTGGTGCACGCCCACTATCCGAAGACAGACACGGATGACGCCTGGGATGAGTGGGTGGTCGACACCACCGGGCTGACTGTCTACCCAGTGCCCGATTACGAGGCCGAGGAACGCCGATTCCTGGCACGGTCACCCGTCAGGATGGAGCACAAGCAATGAACGAATCCGACTACGTGCCCAGCCCACCCACAACCGACCCCGTGAAGCTGCTGCGCGAGAAAGACATCGCGATTGACTTCCTGCTCAGCGAGTGCGACCGGCTAGAGGCCGAGGTGGCTCAACGCGAGTCAGTGATCAACGAGCTGCTGTCTTCCCCAAGCGCGGAGTGCTGACCAAGCTCTGTCTGTGCGGTGAGGACGCAGCACCCGGCCGGTCACGCTGTGCCGACTGCCGACCCGCACGCGGCCCGCAGCCGAGCGCCAGCGCACGCGGCTACCCCGCATGGTGGACGCGACTCTCAGCTCGTGCCCGACAGTTGCAACCGTGGTGCTCCACCTGCGGCAGCCCAGACAACCTGACTGTCGACCACACCCCGGCAGCATGGTCGAAGGTGGCGGCCGGTAGACGGCTCACCCTCAAGGACTTCGCGGACGGTCTGCTCCAGGTGCTTTGCCATCAGTGCAATGTCGATGCGGGCCACGCACGTGGCAGCAACGTAACGCACGCCGGACGGTCCGACCACTAGAGAGTCCCCGGCCCGACGCGCGTTGAAAGAGCAGCCCGACCCTGGTGGATGGCTCACCCGATTGGCGTACGCCAATCGTACCGCCGAAGAGGCCCATCCGTCAAGTTTTTTTTTCCCAACCCTTCCGAAACCCGCTGCGGCACAACAGGGGTGGGGCCATGGGGTCGACCGCGACCGTGGGAGACAGACCCCGCAATGCGAGCCTGCGCCAAGGACGCGCCAAACGCCAAAAAGCCGCCCTCGCGGGCGGCCAATCTGCTGGTCAGGCCTATGCAGCCGTTAGAAAGTGATACACGCCACAGTGCCACCTCAGCCACGCACCACACGCAGCGAGATCGACCACTCGCCCCTGCCGTGGCGGCCCGCCAAAAGGCTGACGGCCGCACAGCGTTTCGAGGACTTCGCCACCAAATTCTTGGTGATCCCGAAGGGCAAAGGCTCCGGTCAGTCCATGGTCGTCCATGACTTCCAGTGTGATCTGGTGGCCAGCGTCCTGGACGCCGACCCGCGCCCAGCCATCGGCGTCTGGTGCCTGCCCAGGGGTCAGGGCAAAAGCACGCTCCTGAGCGCCCTGGGCCTGTATAGCCTCGCCGCCGAGCGTGTCGAGGGCACCTCCGTTGTCGTGGTAGCGGTAACGGAACTCCAGGCCGGGATCATCTTCAATGCCGCACGCCGCATGGTCGAGCTGAGCGAGCACCTCGCCCGCCGCATCGTCATCTACAAAGACCGGCTTGTCATCCCGGCCATCGACGCCAGCTTTCAGGTACTGCCCGCCAGCTCGGACGCGCTGCAGGGACTCGCCCCGCGACGCGCCTTTGTGGACGAAATCGGATACGTGAATAACGAAGTGTGGGAAGCGATCACGCTCGCAACCGGCAAATGGGACGACGGCTTGACCGTTGGAATCGGCACCCCAGGCACCCGCCTGGACAACGTGCTGGCCAAGTTGCGCCAGTACTCGATTGAGCATCCTGAGGACACCGGCCTGGTCTACCGCGAGCACAGCGCGGCGGGATTCGAGGATCACGAACCCGCCTGCCCTCATTGCATCCGCCTGGCCAATCCCGCTGTCGCGGCCGGGTTCCTGAATGTCGACGCTGTCGCGACGCTGGCGGCCACCACCAGCGAGGGTGCGTTCCGCCGCGCCCGGCTCTGCCAGGCGGTTTCGACGGTCGAGAACCCGCTGGTTGACGAGGCCACCTGGGACGGCTTGTGCGTTCCCGATCCGATCCCCGATGGGGCGGAAGTTGTTCTTGGCCTGGACGGTTCGTGGGGCGGCAACGATGCCGATTCCACGGCGCTTGTACTTGCGACGATCAGCCCTGAGCCTCACGTCGATCTCTACCGCTGCTGGGAGAACGACGGCACCCCGCATTGGCGCGTGCCGATCCTGGAGGTTGAGGACGCCATTCGCGAGGCGTGTAAACGCTGGCGGGTCAAGGAGATTGCCGCTGACCCGTTCCGTCTCGGCCGCACGCTCGCCGTGCTCGCTGGCGAAGGCCACCGCGTCACCGAGTTCCCGTTCAGCCCGCCCCGCGTCACGCGCGCCACCACAGACCTGCACTCGGCGCTCGTCGGCGGGAAGCTTTCTCACACAGGTGATCTTACTCTTACCAGGCATGTTCTGTCTACCCAAGTTCATGAAGATGGCAAGGGCGCGTTGCGAATTGGGAAGGTCAACCGTCGCCGTGGCGCGGCCAAGATCGACGCCTGCTCTGCACTGCTGATCGCACATAGCCGCAGCACCTGGCTCGCCAGTAAACCCACAAAACGAAAGCGATACGCCTCGCGATGACCAACCCGTCCACTAGCCCACCGTTCCCGGTCGCCAACGACGGGGAGCAACTGATCGACCTACTTCTCGCGCTGGATCAGGTGCAGCACATCTACGCCTGGCTCGTCCAGCATTTCGAGGGTGTCGGCCCGCTGGCGTTCCTGGCACCCGACGAGATTGACGCGGTCCACCCCAGGATGCGCGGCTTCAACGTCAACCTGAACCGCCTTGTCGTCACGTCTATCGCGGAGAGGCTGCGGGTTTCGGGTTGGGGCGGCGCGGATGGCGATGCCGCCTCGCAGATATGGGACCGCTGTGACCTGGACCTGTACAGCCGTCAGGCGTTCAACGAAGCACTACTGCTGGGTCGCTCCTGCCTGATCGCCTGGGTAGGCGAGGACGGGCATGCACATGTGAGTGTGGAATCGGCGCAACAGGTATCGGTCCAAAGTGATCCGGGCACAAGGGAATTGACCGCCGCGTGCAAGCGGTGGAGAACGAGCGACACCACAGAGGCCGTTCTATTCCTTCCTGACAGCGTCCAGAAGTACCGGGCCAACGCAGGTTCAACCACCGGCGGCTTCAACCTGATTTCGGAGATGCCGAACCCGCTGGGCATCGTTCCCGTGGCTCAGCTGTCCAACGTGGACCGGTTGCCGCTGTACTGGGGTGTGACGGCCGCGACGGAGTTCGCGTATCCCGAACGCGGCCTCATGGGTGGCTCAGTGCGATCGGAGATAGCTGATGTCATTCCGATTCAGCAAGCGATTTCGGTGCTCATTCAGGACATGCTCGAAACCAGCCGCACGCTGTCCCGCCCTCGCCGCTGGGCCAGCGGCATAGCCCTGGTCGAGCAGCCGCGCATCGACCGGGCCACTGGTGATCCTGTGCTCGATGAGGGGGGCAACCCGATTATCGACGTGGTGACCCCGATCCGCGAGGGCGACCGCATCATGACGGCCGAGGCTAGCGAGGCCCGCTTCGGCCAGCTTGATGGCGCTTCCCTGGACTCGTATCAGAAGGGGGTCTCGATCCTTGTGAGCCAGCTGCAGGCGGTAGCCGCACTCCCTAGCCACTATCTCGGCGTCTTGCAGCAGGCCCCGCCGAGCGCCGATGCCTTGCGGGCCAGCGAGGCAGCCCTGGTGGCCCGATGCGAGGAACGGCAACTCGCCTTTGGCAAGGGGCTGCAGCGGATGATGAGGATTGCCATCGCCATCGAGCAGGGTGTAGACCCGCGTGACGTTGATGTGCAGGTGCAATGGGCACCAGCCGACACCAGTTCCGTTGCACAAGAGGCGGATGCAGTCACCAAACTCCACGCGCAAGGACTGTTGCCGACCTCTTTCGCCCTCCGCAAGTTGGGCTACTCGCAGGATGAGGTCACCCAGGCCCGCCAGGATCTCACGGACGACGTTGCTGCCGCCAAAAAGGCCGACCCTCTTGCTTCTTATTTCAACCGGCAGAACCCGCAACTAGGAGGCGACCAGTGATCGACACCCCAGAAACCCCCATTCCCGGCCCTGAGAGCGCCGCTGACGTGTCAACCGATGCGCTCCCGGCCGAGGGGATACCGGAATCGGCACAGGACGAACCAGACACGTTTGACCGGGCTTACGTCGAGAGCCTGCGCTCCGAGAACGCGAAGTACCGCACACGCGCCCAGCAGACCGACGACTACGCCCAGCAATTGCACCGCGCCCTCGTTGAAAAGACGGGCAGACTGGCAGACCCGGCCGACGTGCCCTTTAGTGACGACCACCTCACCGACCCTGATGCCCTGAACGCTGCGATTGATTCCGTCCTGGCCGAGCACCCTCACTATTCCGCACGCCGCCCGGTGCCTGGAACCACTGTCGGGCAAGGTGTTAAGGGCGATGCCCCGAAACAGCAGGCAAACCTTATCGGCGTGCTGCGCTCGGCCCACGGCTGGGCCTGACCCCGTATAATGGGAGATGAGGGCCTGGTGCCCGACCTCCTTCCCGCAGTGCCCTGGTGGCCGCGATTCCCAGTCCCTCTGAAGCGAAAGACTTTTCGTGACTTATCAATTGACATCCAATACTGCTGCGCTAATTCAGCAGACCGTCCAAGATTTTGTCATTGATCCGCTGGTGGCATCCAGCGTCATCCTGGCCCAGAATCCCCGCACGTTCCGCACCGCTGCGCCGATCCGCGTTCCTTCGCTGGCGTCCGCTGCGGGGAACATCGCCACCTACGCAGAGGGTGCCCAGATCGCGAACAACGATGTCTCGTTCTCGGAAATCGACCTAATGCCAACGACTCTCGACTCTTTTGGCACAATCACCGTCATCTCCAACCGGACCATCCGCGCCGCCGTGCTCGGTGTCACCGAAGTGTTGCAGGACCGCATCGTGCAGGACCTTCAGCTCGCCGTCGATTACGCCTTCATTCAGGGCAGCGGCACCGCAGGAGTCAACGTGATTGGGCTGCTGAATCAGCCGTCGATCCTGACGCAGACGTACGCGGCCCTCGGCTCCGGTGCTACCCCTGCCGTTGGCAGCCTGGGCGATCCTGACACGTACCTTGCCGCGCTGGGCACCTTCAGTCTGAACCACCTGAACTTGGCCACGTCGAAGTGGCTCGTGCATCCGGCCGACTGGTACGGCTCGATCTTGACCGCAAAGGACTCGCTCGGCAGGCCCTTGGTGGTTGCTGACGTAACCGGCGCTACCCCCGGTTCGATCTACGGGCAGCCGGTCATCGTGACGACTCAGACCGTCAGCGGCACAGTGGCTCTCATCGACTTCAGCAAGGTGCTGGTGGCTATCGATGAACTGCCGCAGGTCCAGGTGCTGATCGAACGGTACGCCGACTTCGACGCCACCGGCATCAAAGTGGTTGCGCGAGCAGACGTTCAGTTGGCTCACCCCCAAGGGGTTCTAGCCATCACCGCTGCGGCGTAGTGAACACGCCGCCCCAGGTATCAGACCTGACGGCGCTGCTGTTCGGCGCTTCTTCTGGGCAGACCGTGGACTCGGAGCAGGGTGCGGAAGTACTCGCCACGGTCTCCCAGCTCGCCCAGGCGTACACCAGGGGTGTCGGCTGGACCGGCTCGACACCTAACGCGGACATATCAGCGGTGATCCTGACCGCTGCGGCAAGGCTGCTGGCTCACCCCCGGCAGCTCCCTGTCGATGAGACCGTTGGTCCAGACAGTGCATCATTCCGCAGCGGGTTCACCGGCTGGTCTGTGCTGGAAACCATTGTGCTGAACCGGTATCGGGTAACCGCCGCGTGATTGTCTACGTGTATCGACCGGACGAGTCGACCGTAGACCGGCACGGCGACCCCGTGGTGGACGGCACGGTGGTGCGCCAAACGAGTCCCGGCACCTACCTCGGCGAGCTGTCCGGGGTGGTGTTGGCAGATCCGACCGTCCAGAGTCTCGAAACCGGGGTGGACACGAATACGTCGTCCGGTGGTCCACAGGCCCGTGGCGAGGCGGCCGACGTGCAAGCCCTCATCGGCGCACCGGTTGGTGCATCGATCACGTTGCAGCACGGCGATATTATCCTCACCGAGCAGGGCGTGAGTTACGCACTGTGGGGGCCGCGCACCTACGGCCGTTCGAACGCCATCACCGGGCAGCCCGTGAAAGCCAATGGGGTTCAACACTATTGGATTCGTGGCACTGCTGTAGTGAACTGAATACTTGCCCGCCTGATGTGCCTCTTGGCTATGGCGGGCACCAAACGTGTGCTCCCCGTCTCTGCAACGCTCGCGGGTGCCGGGGAGCACGCTTAAAAGCAACACCGCTGGGATCGTCATGGTTTTCAGCGGTGGGGCGTGGAGTGATAGCCCACGCCCACCTAACTTGCCCGCTTTCTCTTGTCGGAGGGTGCGGGCAATAGCGCGGCCGTTCGCGGCAAGCGCCCAGCACCCCCGTGCCGCTCCCTCTCCGAGCCGCGCGGGGGTGTTTGCGTGCGTTGTGCCAGTTGTGCCACGGTCCAGCCCCCGGCTTGGGTGCCCTTGGCGAGCCTAGATGAATGTAGGCACTAGACACCCGAAAAACATTCTGGCGCAACACATCTAAAATCCGCCATGTTGTCGCCGTGGCATGCTAGCTTTTCGGGCATGACGCCGAGCGAGCATGACCGCGAGCACGCCGCCGTCTTCGCTGACTACCGACAGGCCTTACGCGAAGGCACCCCGCGCGGCCCCCTGATAGACATGCTGCGCAACTCCGACCGGCAATGGGCCAGGCAGTGGCCGCGCTACTACCACGTACCGGAGGCGCGCGTACTCCACACCGATCCGTGCTGCGCCGCTCTGACGGGCAAGAACTCGCGGGCACGCGTGGCGCTGCTCTGGTGGCTGTCAGGACAGCGGCCAACGATGCCGATCTGTCGAAAGTGCTGCACCGAGTAG